CTCTCGGCCTGCCGTACCAATGGACGCCATTGCTTGGCGCTGGCGAGATTGTGATGAATGCTCAAATTACAAATCTGTTGGTACTACCCGGCGATCAGGCGTCTGGCGCCTTGGCGGTTTATACCCGTAACGATACGTCAGTGCTGTACGGCACGAGCTCGGCTAACTTCTCGCTGTCAACATTTAACAGCGGCACTGGCGCGATTGAGCACACGGCGCAGAACATGGACCAAGCTTATGTCCTCGATGATCGAGGAGTTATGAGCTTGGGGACGTCTCTAAACTTTGGTAACTTTGTGCCGGCATCTTTGACGATGAACATTCGGCCGTTCATCCAGCAACACCGTAATCAAGCCACAGCGAGTTTAGTTGACCGCGAGAAGGGCCAGTACCGTGTTTTCTTTTCAGACGGCACTGCGCTTTACCTAACGATCCTAAACGGCAAACTGCTTGGTTCCATGCCGATGCAGTATGAAAATCCGGTTATGTGCTCAGTTGAAGGCGAGGCGCCGGACGGCACGGCTACCTCTTTCTTTGGATCAACAAACGGATTTGTTTATCGACTTGATGCCGGTACAAGTTTTGACGGTGAGGTAATTCCTGCCAACATTAACTTGGTTTACAACAGCGTTAAATCGCCACGAATTCTAAAACGGTTTCGTAAAGCAAGCGTCGAAATGACAGGCGATTCATACGCAGAGATTGCCTTCGGCTATGACTTAGCTTACCGTTCTGTTTACCTTAGTCAGCCGGTTGATAGCCAATACACGAATGATTTACGGTCCGGTTATTGGGACAGTATGAATTGGGACAATTTTGTGTGGGATGGTTCTGACATCTCCCCGTCTGAAATAGAAGTGCAAGGCACGGCTGAAAACATGGCCATTCGAATTTCTTCGGTGTCAGCAATCATTGAGCCATTTACTGTGAACACCATCATTGTTCACTACACTATGCGTCGAGGACTTCGATAATGCCAAACAGTTATTACAATCATTCGACTTACCCAACGCCAAACTCGCCGGGGTCTTCGGCGAATATGCGTTCTGAGCTAGAGTTAATTACCACTGGTTTTAATTTGCTGCCTACGTTAACTGGCAACGGTTACAAAGTGGCGATGGTTAACTCAGCCGGCACTGCACTTATTAGCTCGTCAGCATTACAAGGTTTGGTCGTTACTAGCAGCACCGTAAACAGTACCGTAATTGGCGGGACATCCGCTGCGGCTGGTACGTTTACTAACATCACGGCAACAGGCACCGTAAATCTTGGGTCAACGGTAGTTATTACTGGCGGCACAATTAACGGTACGACGATTGGCGGGAGCGTGCAAGCTGCCGGCGCGTTTACTACGTTGAGCGCCTCTGGCGGAATTACGGGCAGCTTAACTGGTAACGTCACAGCTTCCAGTGGCACGTCATCGTTTACAAACGTCGGCGTGTCCGGCACCCTTACTGCAACTTTGACCGGTAATGTCACGGCTGCAAGCGGCACATCGACGTTTACTAACGTGACCATCAACGGCACGTTGGATATGAACAGCGGGTCAGCCGGTACGATTACAGGTTTGGCTGCTCCAGTAGGTGACTCAGACGCAGCAAATAAAGGATACGTTGACACGGTAGCTCAGGGGCTTGACGCTAAGGCGTCGGCAAGGGCAGCGACCACGGCGAGTATTACTTTGTTTGGCGCTCAAACAATTGATACCGTGTCGGTAGTGGCCGGTAATCGGGTACTGGTAAAAGACCAAGGCACAGCTTCTGAGAACGGTATCTACGTTGCGTCGAATGCAGCTTGGTCCCGGTCAGCGGACGCTAATACTTGGGACGAATTGGTATCGGCTTTTATCTTTGTCGAAGAAGGTTCAGCCGGCGGCAACAACGGTTACGTTTGTACAATTGATGCAGGCGGTACTCTTGGCGTAACAGCGGTTACTTGGGCGCAGTTCTCAGGCGCTGGCCAGATTACGGCGGGTAACGGTCTTACGAAAAGCGGAAACACTCTTGCGGTTGGTACTGCTTCGGCATCGAGAATTGTAGTTAACGCTGATGACATCGACTTAGCTGCAAGCGGTGTTACGGTTGGTACGTACAAGTCGGTAACGGTTGATGCTTATGGGCGAGTAACTGGCGGTTCAAATCCAACGACCTTGGCCGGTTACGGAATTACTGACGCTTATACAAAGACCGAGATAGACAGCATTTTCGGTAGTACGACATCAGCCGCTGCGTCAGCTGCCGCTGCCGCAATCAGTGCTTCAAATGCGTTAACCAGCGAGGGTAATGCTTCAACTTACGCGGGTAATGCTTTGACGTCGGCTAATAACGCTGCCGCTTCTTTCGATTCTTTTGATGACAGGTATCTAGGCGCTAAAGCGTCCAATCCTTCGGTTGATAATGACGGCAACGCTTTGTTGACGGGTGCTTTGTATTTCAATACCACGGTTAGCGAAATGCGTGTGTATTCTGGTTCTGCTTGGCTTACGGCTTACTTGCCGGCAACTGGCTATGTGCAGAAATCCGGCGACACAATGACAGGCTCTCTAGCTATTGCAACTACCGACAACGTCAACGCAGCATTACGCATTACGCAGCTTGGTACAGGTAACGCGTTGCTAGTTGAGGATTCAACTAATCCTGATGCTAGTCCGTTTGTTATTGACGCGAATGGTCGTGTAGTTGCTGGTGGTTTAGTACCTTATCCAATTAACACCATTACAGGAAGAATTCAAGCGCAGTCTACATCGGTTTTTGATGGTGGGTTTGAATCTACTATTTGGAGCGCGGATAATAATCCAACATTCATAAGTTTTGGTAAATCCAGAGGCGCATCTGTTGGCACACAAACAATTGTCAATTCAGCGGATTCAATTGGGGTTTTGCAATTTGCTGGTTCAGATGGAACTGCATTTATTGAGGCGGCTAGAATTACAGCAGCAGTAGACGGCACTCCCGGCACTAACGATATGCCCGGCAGGTTAGTATTTAGCACAACCGCTGATGGTGCTAGTACGCCGACTGAGCGTATGCGGATTGATAGCGCGGGGCGAGTTGGTATTGGTATAAGCGCAACTACTGGGTATCGTGTTTTGATTGGCGGATCATTAACAGACAGTGTTAATGCGCGTGGGCTTCAAGTTCAAACTGCAATTACAGCAAGCACCAATACAACACCAAGATATTTTAATTCTTTAGCAAATACAGCAAGCAATTCAGGAACACCATATACAGTAGCAACAATTTCTAATTTTCAAGCAGATCAAGGAACTTTTGATGTTGATTCATCTGTAACAAATCAATACGGATTTTCAGCTTCAAGCACTTTAACCGGCGCAACAAATAATTACGGTTTTTACGGCAACATAGCTTCTGGTACTAACCGCTATAACTTATACATGGCTGGTACTGCTGCCAATTATCTTGGTGGCGATACGATTGTTAATGGCAAGATCGGACTAGGCACTGCTGCGTCACCAAGTTACGGAACCGCAGGACAAGTATTAACATCAGCAGGGTCAGGCGCATCGCCGACTTGGTCAGGAATTTCAGGGGGTACATTCTAATGGCACAAACAAACTACACGCCGATCCAGATTTATCACAGTACGACGGGTGCGGCAGTACCATTAGCTGCTAATCTTTTGCCCGGTGAGTTGGCTCTTAATATTGCCAATACTGACATGGCTATTTATGCCGAGAATGCGTCAGGTACTGTTACGAAGATTATGAACAACCCAGCAGGGTTGACGTATCCATCGGCTGACGGTACTGCCAATCAAGTCATCTCTACCAACGGCACAGGTACTTTATCGTTTACGACGCTAGATGCACTGCCTAGCCAAACTGGTCAGGGAGGTAAGTATTTATTTACTAACGGGTCTGTTGCTAGTTGGGAGTTTACTGGTGCTTCGGCTGGTGGCGTTATTTGGGAAAATAGCCTAGTTGTAACGACTAACTACACACTAACAACGGCCAAGAATGGCTTTAGTGTTGGCCCAATCACAATCAATTCTGGCGTATCTGTCACTGTTCCTAGCGGTCAGCGCTGGGTCGTACTGTAAGAGGATAAGAGATGAGTTCAATTTCAGCAGGTACATCAGCAGGCACCGCGCTAGTTAGCACTGGCGATACTACGGGTGCGTTGGTATTTAAGACGGGCGCTAGTGACACTACGGCGTTGACTTTGAGCGCTACGCAAACTGCTACGTTTGCTGGGGCTGTAATTAATCCGACGATTACCGATTACGTTGAGAC